GCCAAGTTCACATTTTACACCGATTTGGATCCCCCAACACGCGTGAGAACACGCGCGAGAGGGCTACCAAACCAATATCGGCAGAATTCGCGGGACGGTATTGCACATCCGAGACGGGCGGACAGTTGTTGCCAAAAGACAAACTTGTCCGAATACGCATACATACGCGCATACGATCCAAGTGTGTCAGGCAGATCATCAGGCTTGGTAGTGGCGATCGAATTCACGTGTTTAGCAAAGTACAATGGCTCAGGCTCGGGCCCGTACTCGTAACCCATGAACTCAATTCGCTCATCTGTGCATATTTTTACAGAACAGCCCGCTTTCTCCAATTCGTCCTGGTAATCTGGACTAACGATAGGCTCTTGTATCGTGTCATCACCGCAGGCAAGAATGCCTGTTGCGGTAACCCCACAACGCAAACTCGCAAGCAAGTGAATAAACACCTGACAATGCGAGTTTGTCGATATCGTGTTCAGAACACCAGACTTCATGAATCCACCGAACTGTTGCTGATACACATCACCAGACGAGAAGAGCAGCTTGGCATCAGCGAACGCATCCCGGTACAACATTGTGGCGACTTGGAACCATTTCGGATTCGGATTATTACAAAGCCGATAGCGCAAAAGCAAATCGGCTTGGAAAACCCATGCGGGCGCCAACCAATCCCAGGACGACTTGTCCAGACATGTGGTGAGGTTGTGGGTCTTGCAACGTTTGTAGAAAAACTTCCAACCTCCACCGCTGGACACGTAGCCCTGAACTGATGGCAACACGCCGGCCTTGAGTATCTCCAAATCGTTCATGGTACTGAAAGTCATCTGCCACACCATTTGCACGGGAAGCGAACTCGCAATAATTAGACGCCAACGCCCCTCATCTCGTTTCTTGATCGTATGGGGCTCATCTTTAACGAAGACTCGGAACAGATGCTCAAATTCGCCTTTTAACACGCTCTTTACCATCAACCAGAGACGTTGCAACGGAACGTCACCAGCACGATGACCATCCCATTCCAACCATTCTCCAATCGTTGGCTTTTCACGCATCAAAGGCCAACCTGGCGAACTGGCCTTGTCCAGTCGCTCGATGGCTCGCAAGAATCCAGTGTACTCAAGCCAGTCATCTTCCAACGTCCACCTCGCGTCGTCATACAATTGTTCTGATGAGTATAAAACAAAATCGAGCTCCACCGCAGATGGCGGTTTGTGATTATTACGCGCTTTAAGAGCGCGTTCAGAATGTGCGGAAAACGAAAGCAATTCACCAGCAGCAGAAGTATCGGGAATACAATAACTCTCAAAAGCTTGTTTTACTTCGATGCCGATTCCTTGCGCAATTCCTTTTTCAAGGTCAGCACCTGTTTGTTTGACAGCTTCGAGAGTTCTTGTGACAGGCCGGCTTGCTTGATGCGATCCAATGCGGCCTTGCCTTCCAACATAATGGAATCCTGGGACTTCTGGGCGGCTGGTTTCTGCTTCTCCGAGGTGCCCGCCGCTGGGCACATCGGGCGCTGGAGTTCCCCCGGAAAGCCGTTATGGATGCGTTTGGTGAAGGAACCGAGCGACTCAGGATGGTACGTGTACACAAGATCCGACTGTTCCATCGCGTCTGCCCAAGACATGCCTGCATCAAGCAGGTCTTCGACATCCGCCGGCGGAACATAAGCGATGCTCCAGTGTCCACGCTTATCACGACCCAGCATGGCAGCATTGCCCTGGGCGTCGTGCTCACCAGTTTCCTGCCAAGCTTTATTCTTGACACGCGCTCCGTATTCACCATCTTCATCTTTTTCGACTGCGGGTGTTTCAGGTAAGTAGGAATTCATTACTCTAAGACGTGCCTGCAGATAGGCTGCTTCAAAACCTCCATTGTTTGCTCCACCGTGCAAGTGGATACCAAGCAACAGATTGCCAGCCGTATACGCTGCTCCACTGAAACCGGCAGTGGTCGATCCTGCGTAGGATACCATGCCGGGTATGTTCGGTGAAGCACGTAACGTGCCAACAGATCCGCGACCAGTGGTCATTGTGACCACTTGCACGTGTGCAACACGGTTGAGTGTGCCAACCTTCTGCTTCTTCATTCCGAGAGTAGAGAATTCCTGCTCTGACAAATTAGCATACTCAACATCAGTGTCGAGTGATGCCGACTTGTCTTTCAGCGGAAACGTTTTCTCATTGCCCGCAGGTCCAGCCACCAAATAAACCTCGGGACCAACGTGTCCTGGATAGACAACGCTGTTGTCAATACGAAAAGCATTGCCAACAACCTCTAATCTGCCGTCGTTCATCACCGCCACACGCGCCTGAGCTGGTGGTGCTTTCATCACTGTTAGTGGTGAATCATCCACCAAAGACTCAGGCTCGTGTTTCAGTGCGCCCGCCGGCAGACCCTCCGGTCTGGTGACAATGAGTGGCTTGTTTTTGCGAGCCCGTAATTTGTACGCTCCAACGAACAGTCCGACAACACACGCGCAAGCAGTTGGGGCCTTCCAGTCCCACGTCCACGTCATTTGCGTAGGGCGCGCTCCCACATTCTGGAGCACCAACTGCTTGAACGAAATGTTGTCATCTTCGATGATCGCGATTCCCGCGACGGCTCTCGCGGCCTTATATCCGACCTTGACCGCTGAGGTCATCGCGATGGCCAGGCAGTCGTTCGCTGACGAAAGCATGGTCATTCTAAGCAAGCAAATAAGAACGGTATACGTAGGGAAGAACGCAGATTCTCGC